TCTTGAGGTGTTACATAACCTCTTTGCTCTTTATTAGCCAAAGCTAATACTCTTTGATATACTGTGTCTACGTTTACTGCCATATTTTATTTTTTGTAGTTTGCGATCGCCCCGTAGAGCGACCGCTCCTACAGTTTGATTAATTTAATCGTTTTTCTATATTTGAATATATTTCCATACCTTCATCAGTTTTAAACCAATGCGCTAAAGCAGTATATGGATGCTCATCAAATGGTACTGTCATAATAGGTCTGTTATTAGATCCCCACATGAAGTTTCTTTGGTCTGGACTTAATTTAATAATACCAAGCTCTACAGCGTTAATACCAAAATTTCTTAATTGAACATTGTCATCACTAGCTAATTCTAAAAACAAAGAAGGATTTTTTCTAGCAAACACTAGTAAATCTCTTTTAAGTTCGCTAGAACTCATCTTAGAAACTTTAGAGCCGTTTTCAACACGTAGTATAGCCTCTGCTAAATTAATATCCATACTTCTAGCGGTAACTATTGCATCTGCTTCTAGTTCTAGCATGTCTATTTGTTGTTCAGCTATTTCACTAGGATTATATTCATAAAAAATATTACCTGCATGAGGGTGATATAAAGACAATAGTTTTTGTAAAACTGTTTTTTCTTTTTCTACAAACAAAACTCCGTTTCTAAATATAATATGAGAAAGTCTTTGGTCTCCTTTCATTTCATCTACAAAACAAGTTTGTTGATTTTGGCAATATTTAAGCTCTCTTTGATAACCTTTTTCTTCGTCAAACCAAAATATATCAGAAGATCTAATCATTTTAGAAAGAGGTTTTAAATTGCCTTTTAAATAATAAACTCTATCTTTTATTTCCCAAGTTGGTTTTTTAGGTTCAACTTTTTTAGGTTTTGATGTTTCAACAACTGGTGTTTCAACAACAGGTACCTCTACCTCTTGTGTTTTTTGTTTTTTTGCCATAATATAATATATAATAAAATTAATAAAAAGAAAGGGGTTGGGGAATTAACCCCAACCTCTTTAAATAATAAGTGCTTATTTCATTAACATGAAATTATTAGCACCTTGAGTAATTAAACATCTTTCTGATAAGAAGTGTAATTGCATCGCGTCTAAAGCAGATGTAGCAGCACCAACAGAACCAGTAACCCAAGTTTTTAATCTTCTGTCATCAGTTTGTGAAGCTCTATATCTTACGTGTAAGAACGGTCTCTTCATGCTTGCACCAACAGTTTGATCATAAACTGAAGAAGTACCAGCAGGTATCATAACCCCTCTAAGCGCGTTAGCACCAGCAGCAGCGTTAATACCACCTCTTGTAGCTAAGTCGTTTAAGTATCTGAAGTCAGACTTGTAGAAGTCATAAGAACCTCTTCTGAAACCAGTGAAACCTAAATTTAATGCCATGTCTTCAGAGTTGTTGAATACTCCGTAAGAAGTACCACCAGCTCCGTAAGAGTTCATTGCAGCTAACATATCATCAATAGCTAAGCTAGTTGATCTGTTAACAAACATCATGTACTCTTCAATAGCTCCTTGCTTGTCAAACTCAGCAAGTATTGCATCGAACTCAGCTAAGTCAGTAGCAGCATTAACACCAGTAACACCAGAAGTAACATTACCTCTTGATTCAATAGCATCGAATAAACCTTGAGTACCTGTAGCTGTATCAGCAGCTAAATCAAAAGCATCGTCAGTTAAATCAGCAGCTGCAACAACTGGGTGACCAGTAGCACCTGCGTTAGCACCACCACCCATTTTTGACTCTAACATAGCCATTTCTAAGTAGTCAGTAAAACGAGCTCTAGTATCAGCTTCAGCTTTTAAGTACCATAAGTAACCTGATTGTCCGTTTTCAGCAGACACTTCAACCCAACCAATTTTAGAAGCATCAGATCCTGAAACCTCGTAATAATCTTTTAATATAATTGGCTTGTTCATGTAAGACTTGAAAGAAGGCTCATTAGCACCTCTTGAGTCAGTAGCAGTTCCATCATTACCAACGTTAGCGCCAGTATTATAACTTCTTCCTTTTTGAAACTCAGAACCGTAAACTAGTATAGTAATCGCATCAGAATCTTCAAAACCAGCAGCATCTAAAGAAGCCACACCATAAGGAGCTACTTCAATATAAGCGTTAGCTGTAGCAGTACCTCTAATAGCTTCAGTTACTAAACATTTTACAACACCAGCACTACCAGCAACGATAACAAGATCGTTAACTCTAACACCGTGAATTTTATCCATAGAGTTACCATCAATATCAGTGTCGATATCAATAATACCACCAGAAACTACAGTACCACCAGCTTTTGTTTGTACTGTTCCTTTATAAGATAAGTGTAGTCTAGATTGCTCAGACCAAACAACTTGGTCAGCAGTCATAGCCTCTTCAGCCCCAACTTGATTTAAGAAACCTGAAATAGTTCTCGGTCCGAAAACTTCAGCTTCTTTTTCCATTAGGTCTGGTACATATTGTTGCGCCCATCCAGCACCAGCTGTAGACGCAAGATCTAAATAGTTTGTTGATAATGTAGCCTGCTGCGTAGCTGGTACACTATTTAACAAACCTCCAGGAGTAATTGCCATAATTTTGTAATTTTAAATTAGTTATTTATTTATTTTTAATTTTAAACTTAAAAGTAGAAGAAGTATCATCGTTAAGCACTCTTACTTTAGGCCCGCTAGTGTTATCATTAGAAAATGATTGCCTTGGATCCATACTTACGTTTTTAGCCTTAGCAACACTATCTTTCATAGCATCAGCTTTGCCTTGATCGTAAAAATGCTTAGCAATAGCGTCGGGATTCATTGCTGTAAATAGAGATTTATGATAACCTTTAGCATCTGACATTTCATTATTTTCATTCAAGAACTTCTTGACAAAATTATTAATGTCGCTTTGAGTTTCTTTTACCTCACCAGCGTTCTTCACGTTAAACCGATATTTTTTATCACCGACGTTGTATTCAAAACCTTTGAATTTATCGTTAAAAACTTGTTGAGTTTTTAATTTAAAAGTATTAGTTTGTTTGTCCGCTATTTTTTTGTTCTCTTCGCTTTCTTTGTTGTATCTATTAAAGAAGTTCATTGCTTTTTGTTGTTCAGGTGTTAACCTTGAACCAGCTTTAACTTCTTCATAGTATTTAGACTTTTGCCCGTCTAAGTGGCTTTTAGCGTTGGCAACTTGCTCTTTTAACGCTATCTTTTTCTTTTTAATCTCTCTTTCTTCGTCTTCTTCTTCATCATATGAAAATGAATCTTCTATTAAAAAATTAATTTCATCATCTGTTAAGTGAGATTTTGTTTGTTTGTAGTATTCTCTAAGAATTGTCATGTCGTCATAACTAGAAAAATCTTGGTTAAGACGTACGTAATCTTCTAGTGTACCACCAGTTTCTTCCATAAAATCTACAACTTTTTGTAAATTTTCAGGTATTGCTTTACCAGTTTCTTGAGCTTCTTCTATAGCCTCTTGAACTTCTTCCGCTAACTCTTCTGTTTGCTCTTGAACTTCTTCTTCAGTAACTTCTTCTAAAGCTGGTTGCTCTTCTTGTGTTTCAGCTTCCGGCTGTACTTCTTCTTGTTTTTCTGTGGCGTCGGCATCTTCAACGAGCTCAACCACTCCGCTGTCGTCAGCGTTATCTTCTTTAACTTCTTCTGTAACTTCATCTTCTTTTGGTGTTGGTGGTTTACTTAAATCTACTTTGATGACATTGTCATCTTCTTTTATTTCTTTTTTACTAAGATCAACTTTTACAACGTTGTCTTCAGTAGCCTTTTCGACTACTTCTTCTTTTTTCTTTTTTGCCATAATATAATATAATAATAATTAATAATTGTTATCTAGGATCAAAGCTACCTAAATCAAATCCGCCTCCTAATATATCATTACCTGCAGACTCAAAGTTTTTAGGTGGTTTTTCACTTTTTCTTTGATCTATAAGCTCACTTTGCTGTGTAGCTTGTATTCTAGTTCTTTCGTCTTTACGATCTTCCTTTTCTTTTTCTTTATTTTTAACACTTTCGTTTTCCATTTGCCTTAGCTGCACGTTGTAATTAAACTCAACTTCCATTAATTGTTTTTTAATTTCAGCTTCTTGTAATAATTTTTGACTGTCTAGCTGCGCTTTTAAACTTTCTAATTGTCCTTGAGCTGAAGATTTAGCTTGCTCTTTTTGAACCTCAAGCTGTGCAGATGCTTGCTGTGTTTGCATGTTAGCTTGTGCTTGCGCTTGTATATTTTGTTGCGCAATCAGCTGGTCTTTATCTTGTTTTTTCTTTCTACGTATTTTTAACAGTTGGTTTGCAAGCTTAACGCTTTTTATTTCTCTTAAATCAATAGCATCTTCTAAATCTATAGTTTGCTGTGCTAAAGCTACTTGTATGTTGTTTTCAAGTAAAGCTTTTTCTTCTTCATCAGGCGTTAACTCTATAAATATACCAAAATCATACAAGTATAGACTAGACATTTCTTCAAGAGTAGCAACGTTATGAGCGCCTATAGCTTGTATAAAAGCATCTTTTGTTGGTGAGTATTCTATAATATCAGATATTCTAAGTGATAAACACTCTGCAACCTCTTGAGTTAAATACAAACCAGACTGTAATATGTGTCTTGTCGCAGTATTAGAATTTGCTGCCGCTAACTTCTGCACGCCAACTAACGCGTTTTTATCAGGCGTACTACCATCTCTAGCTTCGTTTAATCCAGTTACATCTCTTATCATTTGTAGGTAGTAGTTGTAATTACCTATTAACGCCTGCATTTTACTACCACCACTACCACTAGTTATTTCTTGTATCGGTACTTTACCTGGGTTCATGTCACCTTCAGAAGTAAATGATCTACCAATAACAGAACCTGTTTGGAAGAACATGTTTAAAGCTTCTTGCGGATTATAATTTGTACCATTACCTAAATCTATTTCAGCTAAACCATCGGCATCTAAATAAACACCATCTGGTACCATACGTGATAATACTTGTTGTAGCTTTAAATGGGTAAGCTGTATCATATCAGCAAAACCTGTAATACGCTGTACTAAAGACTCTATACGTCCTTTATACATACGCGGTGCTACAATTGCATAATTCATTTTTACTTTAGTAAAATCGCTTTTTGGCCTCATCATGTTTTTAGCCATTTCCCATTTAAGTAACTTGTCTGTACCTAAAATAATAGCACCATCATACAAGCACTCTATAGATCTGTGTAGTTTACCAAAGTTATCAGAATCTTCTGGTGGATTAAACGTATCATCTTTAGGTAATATTTTATCTGCACCAGTACCAGTTTCTTTTACTTTGTAAACCTCGTTCATATATGTTTTATAATTAAAATATAAAACTTGAACTTTATTTGTGTCTTCTTCGTTATAATTATATCCTTGATTATAATTTGTTTTATTATAATTTTTGTTTTTAACTATATCTTCTAAATCTTCTTGTGTTAAATGCGGGAACTGTTTTGCTAGCTCGTTAATAGGTATATTTTTAACTTCACCCACGTAATATATATTGTCAAAGTAAGGTGATTCTGTATATGAGTAAACTAAATCAGCCGGATCAACATATTCAACTGTTACACCTTCAGAAGTGTTAAAACTTGTTTTTACAGCGCCTATACCTAAAACGGTAAGATCGTAATAAAATTGTTTTTTAGTAAGCTCGTATTTATTTCCTTCTAACAATACATTTATAGCTTGCTCTTCTGCTATTTCTACAGCCTGCTTGTAATTTAACTTCATGTGAAGTTCTAGTTCTTCTTGAGTTTGAGGTAGAGATTCTACGTCGCTTTTAAACAAGTCTAAACCTGTTGCTTGCATTACTTCAGATTTAAAATCTTCGGTTCTCATGTCTTCTAGTATATCATTCATATACTTAGTTCTTTGAGCTACACCATTAGGATCTTGAGAGTAAGCTTTTACGTCATATGTTCTTTCAGCAATACCATTTACTACTATATCTACAAATTTAGGTATAATAGGTACTGGTTTCCAGTCTAAATTTAAATAAGACAAATCACCGTTTATAGACAACTCATCTTTATACTTTTGTATTGATTGTTCTCCTCTAGCATACAACCTAAGATTATGAAAATTGTTATGGTTAGTTCTATATCTATTACTACCTCTGTCAGTATAAAACCACTCAGCCTCAATAGCCTTAGCTACTTTCAAACCATAATCATAGCTTATTTTTTCCACATCACTCACAACTTGAGAAGGAAAATAACTTTTTACAATCATATTTATTTTTTAATTAATTTAGACATATTACCTTGATTAGAATATTTAGCAATATTTATATTTAGTTTTGGTTTTTCTATTGTAGCGTTTGGTCTATATAAATGCCTATTACAAGCCATTATCGCAAGACCAGAACTTATAGAAGCATCATGTTTTGTTCTTTTGTTTATGTCAAACTTAGCCCAGTCATTTAACAGCTCGTTAAAATAACAATTACCAAATTGACCTTCAGTATTCATACCCACGTGGCTTTGTATATACATTTCAATAGCAGCAGCATGAGCTTGTTTTATATCTTCACTTGAGTTTGGTATACCACCTATTTCCTTTTCTGCAGTAGACAATTTGTTCCATATTTTATCTGGCCTGTTCATGCTAAAACCTCTGTAACCACGTCTTCGTAAATAATACAATAGACGAGGTTTGTTGTTCTCTGCAAGTAAAGGCATCCCGTAAAATACTAATGCCATTAGAACGTCTTCAAAGAACATCTCTGCGGTCTGAGGCCTTGCTATATATTCTAAAAAAAACGTATTAGCTGGTGCGTCTTCCATGCTAAACTTAGTTAGCCCGTGTAAAGCGCCTTTAGAACCTTTACCATCTACAGTTCCTGATATATCGTAACTATCACAACCAAAAGCACCCATGTGTTCGTTGCCAGGATATTTTATACCGTTTTTAATTACAATTTTGTTTTGTATGTTTGTTGGTGGTACCCAACTTATTTTAAACCTA